TCAGGCGCCTGCTCATTGCGCAGACCAAACTCCGCCATACGGTGTGTCAGCGTGCCGGCCGCGCTTGCCTCGCTGCTGTCGCGCTTTGCGTCAACACTCATCGGCACCGACGCGGCGCACATCATCCAGCGCGTTGCCGCGCTAGGAGTTATCGAACTGTGTGCCATCCATATTCTCCCTAACCATTGCAGCCCATAATTCGGGCTGAACAATCGCCACCACGCGATGGTCGTGTATTTCAAAGATGTTGTTTGCGAGCGCCCACGGCTCAGCAATCATGACGCGCCAAGGCTGGCGGTCGACACGAAACCAGACAGCCGGCTGCAAGTCTTCTTTTAAGGCTTGCCGCACCGCTTGGTTCCAGAACGCCTCGCGGTCAGTCTTCGTAATTTTTTTGTACAGCTTTACCTCGACAGCCCAGTTGGGGATGCCGATTAGGTCATAGCCGCCGACGGCAACTTGGCTGAGATTGCGCTGCGGCTTGAAGCCGAGAAGCTCTTCTATCTCGCGCGCAACTTCCTGCTCGCCGCGCCGTCCCTTGCTGCGTGAATTAATTGATGTCATAGCAACACTCTATGCGTTGCTAATTTTAATGAGCTTTTCTTCCTCGTATGTCTCCACCTCGTTTAGGTGGTACAATACAGATTTGCCAACTTTTATAAAATTGGGGCCTTTTCTGACATTCCGCCAGTTGCTAAGCGTTTTTGGTGTTAAGTGCCAGCGGGCTGCTAACTCTTGGGAGGTAAGAAAAGGCGATGACATTCGGTGTTCTCCTGTTGTGATTAGAACAACACCTTATATGGTGATTTTAACCTCGTCAATACCCGCTTAGTCCTTATTTGTGTCGCCGTTTGTATTTTTAGGCATTTCTATGCCGGCCGTCTCAATGTTGAAGCACCGACAAATCTGGTGCAGGTCAACATGCAAGTTACGCGCAAATGCCGCGGCTTCTGCGAGCGACACAGCCCGCTCGCCATTCAGGCAGCGATTAATTGATGAAACGTCCAGCTTCATGATACGGGCTAACGCCCGCTGAGATAGCTGCCTATCTGCTAAGCGGTTCTTAAACCAAATGGCGTCTGGTTTATCCTTTGCCATTACATTTATTCCCCTTGTCAATTTTTGACACTTGACGATAGCACCCTGTTGTTCCCAGAACAACCCGAACAAACCATAAACTTGCTAATTGCTGCATGTTGCGATATTCTCAATTATTGGAGAAAACATCATGCGAGAAAGTTACGAGGCATTTATGAAGCGAACAAGCCGGGAGGCCAAAGAGGAGTGCGATTTGGTTGAGGAGCCAGCGCACTATGCGGGGCTGCCGATCGAGCCGGGTAAATTTATATTGGTCAACGGCCTCAGTTTTGTTGCCGGCAACATTGTTAAATATGCGTGCAGGGCAGGGCGCAAACGGTATGACGGCATGAGTGCCGTCGACAGCGAAATTACCGACCTCAAAAAAATTCAAAAGTATTGCCAGATGCGTATTAACCAACTGCGGGGGGACGACGTTGTCTAATGGGAAGCCGTTTGTCACATTTCAAAAATTTTGCAGGAGCATGTGGCGAGAAAATTGCACAGAGCGCCGCCGATATAATGAGACGACTAGTGACTTTATTACCTACAGCGCCGATAACATTTCTTGGCTTCGCAATGAATATAAGCACCGCTTTAGCAAGCATAAGAGACAGCGGCGCGGTTAAGCTTCTTGCGCTATTAAGTAGTTGGCTATTTTTTGCTGTTTGGTACACGCTCGTCGCGCTGTGCCTTTTACCGATTGCTTTAATAACTGGCATACCTGCGGCGTTTTGGGCAGGCGGCGGCGCGGGTATTTTGTTTGCTATTGCCTTTTACCGGTGATATAGACTGCCCACGTTTCGGCTGAGGAAACAGGCAAAAACTTACCCAGGGGTTACCCAGTAAATTGCCAACACGCTGAAACCCTTAGTGGGCCCGTAGCTCAGGTGGTAGAGCAACTGACTTTTAATCAGCCCCGTCGATATTCCCTCAACACCCCCATACATCCCCGTAGCTATGATTTGCGCTGCGATTTTCTCAAGGTATTGTGTTTACATCAACACCCACAATCCCTATAGTTCCCTATATGGGAATTTGGAGATTGTCCCACAACTTACCCAGGGGAAAGATATGAAAGAGTATAAAACTGATAAGGTTGTTCCGCGCCTAAAGATACGCACCGGCGCTAAGCGCAACAGCACCTATGTTTACCAGTGGAGCGAAGCCGGCCGTGCGCGGCGTATATCCTTGGGTCGCGTCGGCGCGATGACACTTATGCAGGCGCGCACGATTGCAAGAGAGCATGACGCGACACTTGCCAGCGGCGGGTCACCAGCCAACCGGCAGACTGCTTTGCGCCAAAATGCAACCCTCGCTGATGTGTGGTCAGCCTGGTGGGCTGACCACGGCAGCAGCCTAAAGGATGCAAAAACAGCGCAAGGCTTTTACACAAATCACCTTTGCGAATATCACAATAAATTGCTTAGTGAGATTTCTAACAATGCGATAAGCGCAACGCACCGACGAATAACCAAAGACGGCAAGGCGACGACTGCTAACCGCGTGCTGCAATTGCTTAACCAGCTTTTTAGGTTTGCCATGTTTGATGACCGCTTCGATTGTGAGCGCAACCCGTGCGAGGGCGTGCGCCGAAATACTGAGCGGGCGCGCAAGCGCTATCTAGACGCTGACGAGCGGCAGCGCTTTTTTACTGTCATCCAACAGCGCGCGCCTCAGTCTCCAGCCGGCGCAGCGTTTCTCATGCTTCTTATAACTACTGGCGCGCGCAAGAGTGAGATAGCCAATATGCGTTGGCGCGACTTGCGGGGAGATAAGGTTGTCTTGCAAAAGCACAAGACTGAGAGGCTAGGGGAGCGCGTGATACATTTGAGCCAAAGCGCCTTAGAGATTATCCGCGACTTGCCTCGCACTGACTTGGACGCGCCCATTGTTGGTATTAGGTCGCCGCGAGGATTTTTTGCGCGCTGCTGCGAGGACGCCGGCATCAAAGACTTCCGAATGCATGACTTACGGCACAGCTTCGCGTCGATCGGCGTAACCGCTGGCATGACATTGCATGAGATAGGCGAATTGCTGGGACACGCAAGCCCGCAGACGACAAAGCGCTATGCGCATCTTATGGAAGATGCGGCACAGCAGCGTGTCAATCTGATTGGTGACTTACTCGCGGAGAAGCCCGCCGGCAAGGCCGCGCAGGCCGCCGGTCAAGCCGAGGCCAGTGCCGGTAGCCACTTGGCGGTTGCGCATCAGCGTCTCATTAAGCCGAGCGATGCGGTCTAGCGCGCTCAACTGAGCGGCTGGGTTTTGCTCTGTTAACACGTCAGTGACTGCGTCGGCAGTGTTTCTGCCTCGCTGTTGAGTAAGGGCGCGCTCAGCCAGCCTCATGCCTGTGCCAGCCATATCTGAAAGCCTCGTCAAACGACTAGGGGTAACTTCACCAGCGTCGGTAAGCTTCTCAGCCGTATTAGAGCCGCCCATCACGCGACCCTTGGTCAGCGACATTTCACGCTCACGCTCTAGGCGCCGGACAAAGCGGGTAAGGGCTTCCGGGTCATCTTCAAACAAAATCTCAATGACCGCGTCATCTTTTTGCGACTTAGTCACCGCTTTGACGGCATTGCGGCCACGGTCAAGCGTGTCAAGCCGGGCAACCATCTCATCTAGCGCACCAAGACGCAGCGCGTCTTTTTCCGCTTGCGTCATGCCCTTTAAGGATGCGCGCAATTCATCAGCCCGCAGGCCGCCGCCTTTTACTGCCTTGCGACCTGCCTGCTCGGCGGCCTCGACAGCAAATTCGTCTGCTGTGATTTTAAGCACGTCGCTATAGTCGTCGCCGACTGTAGCTTCGTTTTTCAGGCGGTCAGTAAATGCGCCAAGGTTTTTCTTGTCAGACGCAACGTCAAAGCCCTGCCGCTTTGAGCGATACAGGCGACGCCCCTCAAGGCGCTTGATGTCGTCTAAAACTTTCAGCGGCAAGCCGCCAAACACCTCTCCAGCTTCATCAATCAACATTGCCGGATTTTCTGGTAGCCGAGACATTATTTTGGTCGTGTCTTCGCCGCGAGCCAGCGCCTCATTTATCGCGCGCTCGCGCGCCTTACGATATGCTGAGGCATAATGTCTGTTTTGCACAACATTGCGGATAACCACATCATCGACAATATTCTCATTAGCAGCATAGGCGGCCTTATAGAGGTTGCCGACAATTGGGTCGGCGCCTTGCAGGTCAACGAGGTTGTCGACCACTGCGGCGGCGTTTGCGTCTGCCGACTGAGGGCGAGCGTTTTCGAGTGATTTTTGTATGCGGCCGGCCTGCCCAATAACTTGCTGGTCGGGCGACAGCGCGCTCGGCGTGACCGCGCTTGTGCCTTGCTGGCGTACTGTCAGGGCGTCGTCGATACGGCCGGATGCGCCAGATGATACGGTGCGTGCGCCCCGTAGCAGGCGGCGCAGGGCATCATTGCCATAGTCGACAAGCATTTCCTGACCGACATCTCCGGCAGCGGTGTCGGCTGCCTGATTTTGTAAGACTGCAGCGCGCATGCTGGCGGCGTCAACGCTGTCGTCAATCATTGCGTCGCCTACGCGCATGTCAGCGCGTTGCGCCGGGTTTCTGAATGCGCGTTGCAACCCGCGCGCCGCCCCATAGCCGGCAGCACTTACGGGCGCTGCAATAGCCGCGCCAATCCCAGCGCCTTGCAGTCTGTCACCCAAACCCTCGCCAGCGCCAAACCCAGTAGCGGCACCCTGAGCCATGCCACCTAATACGGCAGTCCTCATTGGCGCGCGAGCCGCAACATTAGCGAGCCGCGCGCTTGCGCCAATTGCGCCGACGGGCGTAGCAAAGCCGCCAGCCACGTTTGCTGTTAAGGCGGCGGCTGTTGCGCGCTGAAAGTATGCGTCTCGGTCGGCGCGGATTTTTGTTACCGCGTCGTCGTAGCTGTCGTCAGAAAAAACGCTGCGCACCAAAGCCTCAGCCTCGTCGGCGCCTTCAAAGGCGGCGCCGGCAAAAAGCTCGCGGGTAAACGCTGCGGCGCCCTCAGTCGGCACCTCGCCATATTGGCGATAGTACTGCGCCGATGGGCGCAGTTCGTCATAACTATCATAGCCGTATTTTTTTGCGACAGTGTCAGCGGCTGCAAACGCGCGGAGCGCAGCCGTCTCATTTTGCTCTCCAGCCTTAGCCGCCTTGCCGGCAGCAATTGCCTCGTCCAGAATAGTTTTTAAGTCAGCCATGTTTAATTAAACTCATCATAATTGTTGTTAATCAGGTTCCCTTGGGATGCGCGGAGGATGCCAAAGTCTTGTGGGCTGTACCTATCTATCTGCCTTGTTCCAAACTCTGGAATAATATCCAAGGCCACCTCATCGCCGTAGTATTTTGAATATACGGGCCGACGGGAGTTTGCTAAGCCAGCATAACTGTTTTGGACAATTCTCATTGCCTCGCCGGCAATATTTAGGACTTCCGCGCCGACTACGTCAGTGATTTCGCCTTTAGTTGCCTGGGTAAGTTTGTTTTTCAATCCCTCAACCTCGCCGAAGCTGCTAGCAAACGCCGCCCTCTCGCTATCCCTAACAACACTATCATCCAACGCTTTAATTACCTTAATCATCGCCGCATAGGCTGCGCCGCCTGAGCCGGTAGCGATTAGGTTTTTAACAGCGTCATAGTCTGCATAAGCCTGTTGAAGTTTTTCTGTCTGCTTCTGCCACTTAGCGGATTCACTAAACACAAAGTCACCAAGCTCGGCTTGCGTCTTTGGCTTAAAGGCACCCATAAATTTCGTGGCTTGCTCTGGCATGCCTTTCTCAAAATACCAATCGGCTGAAGCCATAGCCCACTGGTTATAGTCGCCGCCAAAATCAGAGAAAGACGGCGCGCCTTTGCGCGCTGCCGACAAACTCTTCTGCGCCTCGTTTGCGCGGCGCGCTTGCTCTAGCTTTAGGTTGTTCAGCTCAGCGGTCTGCTGGGCTTGTAAGCTTGCCTGATACCCGGCCTGCGCCTTGCCCAAAGCATTAGCAAATGCTTGACCAGTGCCTTGGTTTGTCGCCGCGCCAGCCAGCAGCGCTTGAGCTATGTTTAGGTACGACTGCGAAACTTGGCCACGCTGCTGCGGCGTCAGCTCCGCCTCTTTGTCAATTGGCATGCCCGCGAGGGCGCCGCCCAATCTTTCTGTAAAGCTAGCCATTAAAAGCCTCCAAGTAAGCCGCCAGCGAGAACAGCGGTCATTGGGTTTGTTAAGCTTAGGGCTGACGCTATGCCTGCGCCGGCAGCCGCGCCGCCCAGCGCGCCGGCCGCGCCACCGCCGCCCGGCGTGCCCGTGCTGGTTGTGGTGCTTTGCATTGGCATTGTCCCCAGCACGCTGTTAAGCAGGTTGATGCCTTGGATGGGAAAGTTTTGCTCCTCATAGAAGTTTGCAACATTCTGGTCTAGGCCAGCTTGCGCGAAGCGCTGCCGAGCGTCGCCAACACCGGCGAGCGCATTGAGTTGGCTTGTCTGGTCAGCCAGCGCCATGCCCGCAAGTCGCGAATTTGCGTCCATGAAGTCCATTGAGCCGCGCTGATTCGCCAAGTCGGCGTTTGTGGCAAGGCCAATATCTCCGCGAAGCAGGTTCATGCCCTGACCATAGGCTTGGTTGTAAAGATTTGCAGCGGCGGCCTGCTTTCTGTCCAAGTTTTCAGATTGCAAGACGGCGTCCTGAACAAAGCGCCGGTCATTGCCGAATGCGCCCTGCTGCAACGCCCGGTCACGGTTGGCTTGCGATTGCTTCTTGTATTCTTTGTCCAAGCGATTAAACGTGGCGTCTATTACGTTCTCAGTGAACGGGTTCATATAATTCTGCACATCCCGATCGAGAACCGAGCGCGCTGCGACTGGCTGAAACTCCGAATTTAAGTTGTCATACAAAGCGCCTCGCGCGTTATTACCAAAGGCGTCAGAAAAATTTCTTTGCACCTGCTGTTGCGCAAGTGCTTGGGTGTCGTCAAACGCCGCCAGCCTGTCTCCGCGATAACCCTGAAACTTCTTGTCTGCCTGTGTCTCGGCGCGGTCATACACGTCCTGATACATTGCCATCAATCGCGGGTCAATTGTCGTACTCGTCGATTGACTTGATTTTTTCTTGCTCATTACCTTAGTTCCTTCATGTATGAGCTTTCTACTTCAAAGCCCAAGTCTTTTAGGTGGCCTTCCCAGCCCTTACGCCCGATGCCGGTAATCGCTGAGCAGCCCAGCACCGTTGCAAAATTCTCAATGCGTGGCAGAAGCGAAAGGCAGTCGCCTATCTTTCCGGCCACCAAAAACACATTAATCGCGCGGGTGCGCGGATATGTGATTACCTCTGTCAGCGCCGCCGTGTCTCGGTGTGTCCAAAGCTGAAGCTCACCATTTAGCACCATGCTGCGGATGTCATCCAGCTCATAGCCAAAACTCTCGTCGAGTGCCGCCTGTATCTGCCCTGAGTAGGCGTCAAACTCTGCCCCCAATTCTGCATATGTGTCGCGTTGTGCTGAACTCATTATAGCAAATCCCCTTAGATACTGGTAGTGGTTAGGTTGCCAGACGTGTCGACGCCCAATTTCCACTGGCCGCCGTTTGCGTCTATTAGAATTATTTCTGTGCCAGTCTCGCCATTGGTGAAAAAGCGCTCGCCTCGGTGTAGTACACTGTCTGACAATTGCGCTATGGCGACGCCAAGCTGATTGACCTGGTCTCGCTCATAGGTTGGCGGCGCGGATGGTATGGCTGGCCTAGTCATTATCTACGCCCCCGCAGCGCGCCCTCAAGGCGCACCTGCCCAAGCTTCCACGACCTGTCGGTGACGCCCTCAACTGTCATCTGCACTTGCCGCGCACTAAATCGGCAGTCGGTGTAGCCGTCGGCGTCAATGTTAAAAGTGCCAAGGTCATACTCAGTGCCGAGCGGCGTCTGCCGCCCCTTAAATGCAAACGACACGCAGCCGACTGAGCTACTTTCTTCGTCTGGTATGATGCGGTTAACATATGCCACCCGGTCGCCATTGCCGACCTCGATTGGGCCGGTCTTGCAAAATGGCTTGCGCGTGCCGACGCCAGATGACGCGCTCAGCGTGCCGCGCTCATGCTCATAGAGGAAGCCGTCCTTGTCACCCGCTAGCGGCACGTCAAACGCGCCCCGGTCAATCCACGCGCCGCGCTCAAGCTCACCCACGCTCCACACCTTCTCTTGGTAGTTATAGATGACATACTTACTGTTTCGGTCATCCTCAGTGGTTGGGAAGAACCACCAGATTTCTGAGTTTACGCTATTCGAGCCGCCACACACCAATTCATGCGCGTCGTCGTTAAGGTTGTCATAAATGAAGTCGTGAACCTCGCACGGCAGCTGCCGGACAAAGCCGTCATAGACGACGGGCCCGTTTTCGCTAAGCCAAGCAATAAAGTTTCCAGTTGGCACGATGCAGCGCGGGCTGAGCGGGCCGCACGCGCTGCCGACTTTTTGCACGCCGTAGGCGAGGGGAGCGCCGACATAATACATGCGGTGGACATCCTCGTCGGTAAACAAAAGCATGTCGGTTTTGTATCGGACGCCAGCCATCAGGCTGCCCTGCGTCTGCAATATGATTGAGCCAGCTAGGTTAGTAGCAGACGGCGTCCACGTCGTGGGCGCCTCTTGGTCGCTAAACTGCACCTTGCGTGGGTCGCCGCCCGCGCCCAAGGCTAGGACGTGGCGCTCATTGGTTACTGCGACGGCGGTGTTTGCCAGTGGCGCGTTTGTCAGCACCGCGCCCGCAGCGTCTGGCGTAGAGCCGCTGTTGGGTTGCCAGCGGTAAATTTTGCCGTCGCCTGACGAGCAGAAAAGCAAGTCCTCACCAAAGCTGTCGAATGTAATGTTTATTGCCTTTTTCTTCAGCCCCGACACCGTCCGGGCGTCGCCGAAGCTCTCCTCGCCATATGGGCCAGCGCCAAAGCCATAGGCTACGTTTCCTGCACCACTCGCTCCGACAAAGCCGGCTGGCGTAGTGTCGTTGAAGTTTGACAGATAGAGCGTGTGGATTTTGTCGTCTGTGGCGACTGCAAGAATCGGGTCAAAGTCATTGTCTCGGTAGGCAAACATTTGCCGCACCGCGCCCCCCGTCAGAGCCGTGCCGCTTAGCAATTGCCACCCGCCAATTGGCTCAAGGTGTCCCTCTTGGAAGCGCACCAGGTCGCTGTCGACCCAGCGGCCCTTGGTTGAGTATTCTGTGCCATTAGCGACAACGCCGGCTGGGGGTGTAATTGGCAGAAGCTGTCCCATCAATCGTCGTCCTTTCTCGCTAGGCGCTCCAACTTGCGAGCCACCTCTTCATTGTGTAGCCGGAAGAGGTCAGAAATCTTTGCCTCTGCCTGCTTAATTCGTTCGCCTAACCGATCGATAGCCGTAGCCATGTCACCCAAGTGACGGCTCACATACCAGACCAGCAAGATGACGCCAGTCACCTGCGGCCAGTAAGTCACGATAAAGTTCTCGGCTGGCTGCATCTTAATTACCATCGCTGACGTCAATCAGCGCGAGACGAGACTTAGTCTGCACATATTTTTCTAAGTCTTTTTCGCTAAGACTGGAAAGCCCTGCCCTGGCGGCAGCGCGCTGTCGGCGGTTTATTCTTACTTTCCCAGCCTCATCATATACAAGCCAGTATGGCATATATTTGTCGCCAATAGCAGACTGATAGTCCTTGTATGTAAACTTTCTTTGCGACTTGTAACAATGCCCCAATGCGGTGCATTTATTACACAAGCTGGCACACGCAGATGGCTCAAACCCCCAATTACGCTTTCGGAAACCGTGTGCAAATAAGCTGTAGGTTTTGGGAATAGCTTTCCCTATGAAGTGAGGCGTTTTAATTGAACGCGGCACAATGCTGCCAACACCGCGCCACTTTGGGGCATTGCCCGGCGTGTGTTCGTCATACCCACCAGACAGGACAATGCTGACATTAGACCACGGGTGCGTGTGATAGTTGCCACCGTCAATGCCGTGGTCTGATTGTGGGATATGATGCAGCCATATATTAGGTAAGCGACGCGGCTTGGCTTTACCTAAGTCGACGTCTAATTCGTCTGGCTCAACACCTAAAAGGTAATATCTGAGAAATATGACACCGCCAAACGCATCCACATACGCTTTGCATCTGCCTGTCTTCTCAAGCCAATTAAGCAGCCATTTCATTACTTACTGACCCGCACAAATAAACAGCGACTTTCGGGTGTAATGACGACACTATCGCTTGTCAGGTTAAAGACCTTGTGGGCTTCATAATCTGTGCCGCCCACGCTGACAGGCGATGAGCAATAAACATAGCAGTTCGTTCCAACCCTATCGACCGTTACGGCTGCGTCAGAATGGATGTATTGCGTCGACCAGTCTGTAGGGTCGGTCAAGCGGCTAATGCAAACGACATCACTGCCATCGCCACCTAGCTGACCTGTTGTTGAAAGTGGCACATACTCAAACGGGTGCGACACCCAATCGCTGTGGTTATAGTCACCATCTACAGTTGCAGTCACTTGTCTGTTGTCCAAATCTTTGGTCACAGTAATGTCGGGTCTTGCAATCATAGCTTCCCAATCGGACATGCTTGCGAGAACTGCCGGGTCGTCTGCCTCAGCCCAACCCCAAGTCACAGACATTTTGCCTGAGACGGGGAAAAGCGACCCGCCGCCAGACATTATGCCAGCGTGTTCTGGGTGCAACACTTTGGCTTCGTGATGCACAACATCTTGAGGTTGCATCCTGTTGAGCGAGTAGTTTGTCATCAGACGCGACACTGTTACCTCTAGCATCCCGTCAATATTTCTTGCGCTAGATAGTGTCGGCACTTTCTTGCTCCTCTGACAAAGATGTCTCTCGGATGGTTGTTGCCGCGCTAGGCGGTGTAAGCTGCGCCTCATCATACTCAAATGACTGACCGACAAAGGCACGCAAGTCTTCTGCGCGGCTATCGTCGCCCTCATATGTCTCTGCAACGCGGATGTCCGAGCAAATGGTCGGTGCTAACTTTGCAATTGTATCCAAGATTTCCTGCGCGGCTACATCTCCGTATGGCACTACATCAAACGCCAACGACTGATAATCCGCAGCTTCGTGGTTTGTCTCATCAGATGAGAAGCTAACGAGAAGCTGATTGCTTTGTTCGAGATAGCCCGAAACGTGTATTTTATATTTCATGTCTTCACCTATGATACGCCGCCGAGGCGCGTCCCTGTTGTTGACCAAGTAATAAATAAATTTCCGACAGCATAATTACCGCGCGTTCCGCCAAAGCCGGGGTCGCCCTCAACAAAACTCGGCCCTACATTGGAAGCGCCGACAGAGCCGTTTGCTCCCAGCCCTCCACCATTACCACCTGCCGTTGGGGTTGGAGTTCCTCCAGCACCACCCGCAGTAGCAGTGCCGCTAGAACCATTTTGCCCCGGAAAATTACCAGCCGTTGCGTTAATTGCAGTGCCGCCAGTGCCGCCAGAGCCGCCGTTTACGCCAGCACCACCACCGCCGCCGCCGCCGCCATACACGGCAATACCCTTACTACCTCCAACGGCAGCAGCACCACCACCGCCGCCACCGCCACCGCCAGCAAACGTGCCGTTGTTATCTATAGTTGTAGCAAATTGCGCGCGAAAGGCATTCCCACCAGCCGTTCCGTCTGTTCCGTCAGTAACTACAAAACCCGTAGCATTACCATCCCCTCCGTCACCGCCATTGCCGCCCTGACCCTTAACTAAACCGTTGTTGATAATGGTAATTGTGTCGCCACTTGCCCAGCCCGTGCCTGTATCTAGGGCAACCGCTGCCGTGCTAGTCGTGCCAACGGTGGCGCCGCTGTTAATTGTCAGCGTGACATCTGTCACGCCAGCCACATAGCTTGCGCCTTTGTTACTAAATATATTGTAGTTACTTTGGTTGGACGCAATCGTAAGGCTTAGGGCTGTGCGGTTGACCGCCCCATAAAAGTCGCCCATAGAAATTGCGCCGCTTGTTGGCACGTTGCCGTTTCCGGCGGCGTCCGGCACCTTACCGCCGCCCTTGTAAAACTCGGACAGGCTGTGGGGTGTGCTGTCGGAAAATTCGCCAACGATGTCGGTGGCAAATGATAGCGCGCCAGAGGATTTAACAGCCATGAGCCGCCTCCACTAAATAGAGCCAAATGCGGTTACGTCGCCGGTAACCTTTAGGTTACCAGACGTGTCGAGCTCCATCTTGGCGGTGCCGCCGTATTTAAAGATGAGCTTGTTGCTAGACACCTCAAACGACCAGTCGCCTGCCGTGTTGTCTAGGGCGATATTGCCCTTGACCAGCACGTCGGCCTCGAATGTCGCGTCCTTGTCGTCGGCAATGGTGAGCGCAGTCGCGTGAGCGTTTACGCTTGAGCCGGTAGAGCCAGCGCCGTCTGCGACTTGAACAATAACGGCGCCGCCTGTGCCCGTGCCTGTGCCGGCGCCGCCCTTCAAGGTAAGAGCCGTGCCGGACTGGTCAGTGCCCGATGCGTCGGCCGGCTCAATGGCGTCAGCCGCAACCTCGTCGCTTGCGTTCCGGGTGACCAGCGTGCCGCTGCCCGTTGTCGCAAACTTGCCGTCGATCGTGTCGAGGTTGTTGTTAATCTTGGTTCCCCAAGTGTCGTCCGACCCGCCGATTTCTGGCTTTGTCAGACTAAGATTGGTGGTTGTGGTATCTGCCATTTTCTAGTCCTATGCTGAAATCCAACTAGCGTCTGAGCCAGTTTGGCTTGTGTACGCCACTGTCGCGGCGTCGGTTACGTCCGACCAGTCGCCGGAAATAATGTCGTCGCTATCCCAGAAGAAGCGAACATTTGCGGCAGCAGACGAGGGCTGCTGAGCGCTAAACGAGAACTCCATAGTCCTTGTCAGGCCAGCCGGGCCTAGCGTCTTAAAAGTTGATGAGACTGAGACAGTCGCGCTGGCGTCAAAGAGGCCAGTCAGTGCGGCGCTGACGTTAGATGCCTGAGACACGCTGGCGCCTGCCGGCTGAATGCGCGTCACCGCGCCCGACGTAGCTGACGCGCCGCTTGCCGCTGCGCTGACCTGACCAACCCGGAGCGCTGCGGCGGCTGCTGCCGACGAGGCTGAGGCGCTCGCGTCTGCCGAAGTCAGCTTTGCTATTGACGACGACACACTCGACGACGCCGACACTTGCGATGAGGTAGTAAAAATCTCAATAACATTCGCGGAGAGTGACGACGACGCCGCAATCTGACTGGATACTGTAAACACCTTGGACAGGCTCGCCGACGCCGAAGACGCCTGCTGCATAGACGCGGCAAGCGTTACGGCCTCCATCTGACCGTATGCTAGGGTGCCATATTGGCCGCCACCATATCCAATGTATTGCGTCATTAGGTTAGCTGTATATCCAAGTCGCCGGCTGGGATGCGGAGCACGTCGCCGGTGTTAATTGTCTTGCTGGTCGATACCGCCGCATATGCGAGCAGGTTGCCAGAGGTCAGCGCGTCAAAGACGCCGACGTGGGTAATTGTCCCCAGGTCTGCCGTGGCAGTCGGGTAGTCGATCGCGGCGCTGTTCGTCGCCTCAGTCGGGTCGGTGCCGCTCACCGTAAAGGTGGCAGTCTGGCGTGCGTATCCGCCGCCCGATACCTCAGTGCCGCCGCCCGTGTCTGATGGGGCTGCCGTAAAGAGGCCAACATATAGCGTGCTAGGCGCAGAGTAGGCGTTCCCGCCAAAAACGTGGTCAAGCACGGCGTCTTCCAAGTAGTTAGTAAAGCTCATATCAATTTGTCCTATAAATAACCGTGCGGCTGCTGTTGCCGCCGTATGTGCGACGGCGCACCGTCAGGCTGCCGCCAGCAAACCGCGCACGGTCTTGCTCGTCGGCCAAATTTTGCAGTTGCGATTGGTACAGGCCAACCACAACCGGCAGCCGCTCGTCGTCCATTAGGAAGACAAGCGCTTGCTTGATTACCCCGTAGAGATACAGGTCGGGATATTCCTCTATCAGCCAGTTGGTCAGATTGTCTGAGTGCAGGGCTGGTATCTTATAATAATATGTGAGCTCAACCGTTTGGCCTGACGAGGGGCGAGGCACAAGCTCAAGAGTGTCGCCGACGATGGCGTAAAACTCCGGTATGCCGGTAACGTCGCCGTTGGACGCGCGATACTGGTCGGCAGTCTCAAGGGACACCTGACGCAGCAGCTTTATTGGGTCGGCGTTAAGCTGCACGTTTACAGCCTCAAGCCAGTCGAGCGGCAGATTAGTAAAGTGGCTGTCGACGGTGGCCGTGACGCGCCTCACCATCTTGCGGTGGCGGATAGTGCGGTTAAACTCTGCCTCGGCATTTTTGATAAACACGTCCATCTGGTCGTTGTCTATGTCCTGCCGATTTAGGTAATTTGAAACCTGAGTGCGGAGCGATGTGTAATTCATACCCGGCCTTCCCAAACACGAAAATCTCGGTGGTCACTGTCATTAAGCCAGCGACGCCAAGCCTCTTGGTCGTTAGCCCAACCCTCTCGGATTGCGCGCTCATAAATAGCGACTGGCACGGTGGCGACATGCTTTAGGTCGCCCCCAGCCTTGTGGTTTTCGCGGTTTATCTTATTGGCGCGCACAATGGGGTCGACGTTCTGGTAGGTGTGGACGTGAAAGGTGTCCTTGCCGTCCAAGTCCTGAGTGACAACTTCGCGCACGATGTGGCCTCGCGCATCATATAAAAACTTTGTCGTCGCCATATTACAAACCCAAAGGCTAGAGCCGCGAAAGGCGGGGCCGGCGCGGGCCGGCCCCAACCAGACTTAGGAGGTGGTCAAGTCAGCCACGATGCCGTGGGCTGCCTCTTCGTGCATGCACACGCCCCACTCAGCCATGATGGCTTGCGTGGATGCGTCGCCGGTCTTGCCGAGCTCATATGTCTCAAAGTCACGCAGATATGCGACAGAGACGAAGTTCGGGTCGAGAACCAGCGCCGAGCGGCCGCGCGAGAAGCGTGACGGCTGAATAGCTAGCTGTCCGAAGTCGGACGCAAAAATTTCCACGCCAGCCTCGATTGTGTTGGCGTCAATCATCTGACGTGCAGACGCGCGGCCGGTAAAGCCAGAGATTTTCTGCTTGTTGAAGCCGCCAACAACTACGACGCTTGGGTCTGCGCCGGCGTCGAAGCACTGCTGCAAAACATCCTTCAGCATCGCCTCAGTAAACACGCGCTGCGTGCCGTCTGTGACTGCGCCGGAGCTGTTTGCGCCAGACGTGCCGCGAGATGCGTTGGTTGAAATCCAGCTCTCAACACCGCGAGTGGCGCGAGCTGTGGTGGCGTCGCCGGCAGTCTTGTTTTGCTTGCCGCAGATAGCCGTTTCCATGTCGCGCTTAATTTCTTTTGCACGCATTGACATGCTGTAGGCCAGTTGGCTGTTGCCAGCGCCGGCAGGATTAGAAGCTTCCTGCGTGCCGGTTACAGTCGCGTCGCGGCGGTTGATTTGACACACATTGCTTTCGCGAGTGGTAGGCGTGGTGGCCGTTTGCGACAGGGCATCGCCCTCAAGCACGCCCGTCGCCGAAGCGGCGGCCAGCGTGTCAGTCTGCCAGTCAAATGTCACATTGGAGACATTTTTGCGGCCGGCAGCCGTCATAACGGGTGTGTCTACGGGCGCTATCGAATAGATTACCGAGCTCAACTCTTCACGGTTAGCCGTAGCTGAGTAGGTATCAAAAGCGTTAGTTACTTTTGCCATTTTATTTTACCTTTTTGCGTTTAGTAGGTTTTCAAATACGGCAGTCGCGTCATGCACACTGCCAGACTTAGAAAGGCGCTCCTTTGCGACCCGCGTCCTGCTTTTCCGCCTCACATTTGATGTCCCAGCTTTTGCGGTTTTCTTAACGGCCTGCTTAGGCTTCCGCTTGTTCGCCTGGCTCGCCATCATTGCGTCTCGCAAAATCAGGATTGCCCGGCTGTCGTATACTTCGTTGAGTTCGGCGTCAGTGAAGCCTCGGCTCAGCGCGTATTCGCGGATTTCTTGGCGCTCTTTTGTGGCGACTGCCTCATCTTTCCATGCGGGCAGGGCGTCCATCAGGGCTACCGTCTCCTTTTGCAGATGGTCAGCCAAAAGCTGTTGCTGTTCGGCCTGACCTGTCTGAGCGAGGCGCTCCTGCTCCTGCTTGACTGCATTAAGCTGCGCCTGACGTTGGTCTAGGGCATCCTTTTCAAGCATATATTGGAGCGGATCGCTTTCGCGGAGCTCGTTAAGTCGCTGCAACTCTTCCGGACTGGTGGCAGTCTGAAGTTGTTGCGCTAGCTGGGGCAGTAGCTCAGCATATTGCATCCGCTCTTGCCGCAACGCCTCCAACTCTGTCTCAGAAGCTTTACGCTGCTCAGCCAGAGCCTGAGTTTTTTTGGTGTAGTCCGACTGCCGCAAATAACTTTTCTGCAACTCGTCGAGGGTGACCTCTACCTGCTGCCCATCCATATCAAGCTGGATAAGCTGCTCACCGGGTTCCTCGTCGGCGCCGACATGGTCTTCAGCGTCGTCCTCATCACCAGACAGCTCCTCCTCAAAGTCTTCATCGTCCTCAAAAGTTTCGTCGGCCTCGTCGGCCTCAACTTCCTCAGCCTCAAACTCTTCGGCCTCGTCGCTATCTTGAAGCGCCTCTGTCGCATTGTCTGGCTGGTTATCCGCATCGCGGGCCGCAAGAAAACCTTCAAAGGCGTGTGTTGATTTTTCTTGTTCGTTTTGCAGGTCAATCGGCTTCTCGCCGGTGTTGGTGTCTGCTTCTGACATTGATTATACCTCAACAGTAGATTTAAAACTAGCCCCGCTTGGATTGATTTGGCGAGTGCCAATTCTTAATCTTCACGAGGCGATTTTGGCTGATTGCTCCAGCCTCTATGACAATGCGCAATTGGGTGCGAACCTCTTCAAGCACATTGACAGCCGTGTGGATGCGCTCCCGCGCACCAGTTTCTTCTGGGCGCGTGTTGCGCCACTCATTCATAAAGCCAAGCTCGACCTCGGCAATTGCCGTGCGGAATACGTCGCTGTCGAGTATGCGGCGCGCCTCTTCGGCTCGGCTTTGTTGTTCGTCTGACATTTACAGAAGCCCCAGATTGTTGCGATAGCCAGAAATGCGCTCAAGCAGGCCGGCCGGCATTGTGTAGAGGGGCTGCAAGGGCGCAGCCTGTATATTCCGATCGACGGGTAGGGCTTCCGGGTAGGCTGGCATCTCAGGCTCTTCCAGAAACTCGGCGCCCATAGCCAAAGCGTTTGCGACGCCAGCCATGTCGGCCATGTCGGTCATCGGCCCCATAGCAACCAAGTCGGCCTCGCCAGCAAGCGGCGCCTGACCCATCTCCATACCCATGCTAGGCACTGCTGGGCCCATAAAGTCTGGCACGTTTGGATTGCTGGGCATTGATACGCCCATCGGTATTGTCGGGCGGCCAATAAACGGCGTGACCGGAGTAGGCAGATTGCGTGCATAGGCCATGCCTCCGCCGGGCGTCATAGTCGCGGCATAGCGCGCCGCCTCTTGGGGGCTCGCGCCCATTGCCATTAGTTGCTGATAATTATACATTGCCTAAACCATTTCTCGTGTTGCGATATTAGCAACAACACAACATGTTGTCACCTATTTGTTCCCTAGTAGGAATTTTACAGCCTCATCCCATGTGACTTGCTCGATGTCGGGCTGTTGAAATGCGCTAGGGCGCAGCTTTACTGTCTTTCGATTGCGCAAGCTGTGCGCTGTCTTAAATATCACTGAGCGCTCCGGCACAGCGACCAACGCCACGATGTCGACTTTATTTGTGTCGATGTGGTAGCGCTTCTTAGAGCCAGATGACGTGCAAAAGTTGTACACTTGGCGCTCCTTGTCTGCGCCAGTCTTGTGCGAGCTCTTTACTTCAAGGCGCAGCAATCCAAGGCGCGGGCAGTTCGCGATAATGTCGTAGCCGTTGCGGTCGACAAACATAGCGTCGACGCCGCAGCTTTCCTCTAGCGCGATAGCCGCCAGCAATTCCCCAAGACGCCCTTTTGACCGGGCGTCAATAGCTCCATAGCGCGGGGCGTCGCAATTGCTCATAACCCGCCAACCCTTTCCGAGGTATTGCGTCCAAGTGGACAAAGCGCTTATTCCATGCGCCCTTTTGATTAACGCCATAGGCCGTCCAAAAGCCTTGCTCCATGGCCGCGCCGATTAGGTCTTGCGCATCGGCGCCCGCGCAGACGATGTCTACGGCCATGCCGGTGTTGTGTGCGCCCGGCTTATTGCCGGCCGCTATCTTGGCGGCCTCAATAGGGTGGGACGCGCAGCGGTGGGCTGATGAGACGACAAAGTCAAAGCTGTCGGGCAGGGCGTCTTTTAGCTCTTGCACCGCCAAGATGACCTCCGGCTTCATCCGCATCTCGCCATTGCATTGGCCGCACTTGCACGCAAAGTCTGCCGGCTTAAAGGCAAGGTCTTCCCAATTGATGTTCACTTTTTTCCTCGGATGGCGCCGACCACCGACGGCGCGACATTCTTGAGTGAAGACAGACCCCACACCGCGCCGTTCATTGCGATGAACACCTGCACCATCCACGCCGGGACATATTCCAAGTTTTCAAAAATGCGGCGCCCATATTCTGGCGCAATGACAGTAATAACAATCGGCGCGGTAAACATGGTGTAAGAAAACCAGCGCAGGAATTTGTCTTTGTCCTGCAACTGCGCCATCTCCCAGTCGCTGTTGGCGTCGTGCTTTGATTGCGCCAGCCGCGCCTTGTTCTCAATAACAGCCAGGTCGAGCTTGTGTTTGGCGGCCGACTTCTCAGCGCGCTTTTCTACAACTTGACCGGCGAGCGATGCGATAGGCCCCAATAGTGCTTTAAGCATTAGTTGTGCTCCATAATATATTGGTCATAGCGTCTTGCTACGCAAATGCGCCGCTCCTCGCTTTCCTCCACATAGCCAAATTGGTGGCACAGCTTCACCGCCCACTTTAAGCCCTGCTCCTCGACAGTCTCCGGCCGCCAGCTTTTTGGGATGTTGCGGCTGTAGCCGCACCCAGAGACAACGAGCGAAAGAGATATGGCGAGTGCGAGGCTTTTAATCATGGGCGAAACTTTTTCAGAAACTCTTGAACTGTGTCGGTTTCATAGATGCGGATGCCAAACCAGATGGCGGTGAACAGCGCCGATATTGTTGGGAGAAATTCCATAAAGGCCCCTGCGGTTGTCACGACGCCTAGCGCGTCGCCCAGTGATTTTGCTTCTTCGCTCATTTTGCTTTCCTTAGAAAATGCCCGGCTGCTGCTCTTGCTGCGGGTCTTGGAGTAAGCCATAAGTGAGTGCGCCGCCGGCTGCTGTGGTCGGCACAGCCAGCAAGCCCTTATTGTCGATAAAGTCCTTGAGCATATCCTCACGACTAATGCCGCGCTCGTCGGCTCGGTTGTCCAGCGTGCGCCGGAATAATTCCATAGCCGTGCCTTGGCTTTCGTCGGCGAGGTTAGTCATCTCGCCAGCGCCCATCCACAAGCTGGCTTGGAACTGTGCCGGCGTCATGTCATAGCGGGCAGCCACGTTTTGAGCCATCTGCTCAAGCGCCTGATACTCATTTGCCTTTGGCGTGTCGCGCCAAGCCTGCGGTATGTCTTGAAAAAGTTTGGTATCTGTAATGATGCCATCATTAACCATGTTGGCTAAGTTTAGCTCCCGCACTTCTTTGCCATTTACTTTTCGGGTGCTGATATAATTGTCAGTTGATTTCTTGCCGTAAGCTTTACGAATTTTATCAAGATTTTCGCTAGACAGCTTGGCTTGGGCGTTAAGCATATCTACGCCGCCATCAGACATTGCCAGCATGCGCATAAAGTGGATGTCAGCCGCGATGTTCTCGACATCGCCAACCAAGCTATTAGCAAACCCCTTAACCTTTGGGTTGGCTTTTAAAAATTCTGAGCGCTGCGCACCTTTGTATTCTTCCGGTGGTGTTTTTGCCCAATTGCCTTTTTCTTGGTTCAGCACGTTGCTAGCCATATTGCGCTGCTTTATGTGACCATATCCGTAATTATCTGGCATGTTTGGTATATCAATACCAAGCTGTTTTACGGCGGCGGCTGGCGTCACCCCCTTTTCATTAACTAAAGTTGCCACCGCAACCCGCTGGTCAGCGTCGAGTGCGCGATAGATGCTAGCCATTCGGATATTTTGGGGCACTTTAGCGCCTGTGGATGTCGCACCAATCAGATTTATATAATCTGTGTATTCGGCGGTGCCGCGCTCCTCGCCTAAGCGAGACACAAACCAGTCTCGCAGCTCCTCAGTGTTGTACCAGTCTGGCCCACCAAGCTCGATGCCCTTTTCAATATAGCCGTCGAACTGTCGCACAATTGGGCTGTTTGGGTCTTCAGTGGCGCGCAGCAAGCGCTGCATGCCGGCGGGTACGCCACGGGCGGGCGTGTATCGCTCGAATGAGCCGCCAGAGCGGTCAGGCGCAGCGCCACGATACATTGCATAACTTCCGGCCGGCTCATTTACTGAGCCAACATCACCGCCAGAATTAACCAGAGGCGGGCCGGGCGGGTTGTTGTCGCCGATGCGTGCAATGCGTGCAGCGCGAGGCGCCTTCAATGCCCCGGCTGCGGCTGGGCCTACAACCGGCACAGCCATAGCGGCATCGCCCAGCAGGCCAAGCCCCTGAAAGCCGGCGTCGAGATACTGACCCTGCGCAATGTTTTGACGCAAGCTTGGCAGATTTTGTGTGGGATTAAATGGGTCAGGATATTGTCCGAGGGCATCAGCCGTACCTGCGCCCGGCGCAAGCTGACCGGCAAGCAGGCCAGCCGTCTGGGGGTTGCTGCCTATATATGAGCCGACGCCATATACGGCGTCGTATGCGTCTCTAGCCGCCTGACCTAAGAGGCCGCCAACAGTTTGACCATATATGCTAGCCACGCTTCTTGCCCTTCGTTTTTCGTTTTGCTGTTTTGGCTGCCGCCTTAAATGCCTTGGCGGTTGGCGCGCCCTTAGTGCCGGGCTTGCGCATGCGCTCTTTGGAGCCGGCCTTAATTCTTGCCCGCTTTTTTTGGATGTTTTTGTATAAGCTCATCGGCGTTTGCCTTTCTCAAGTTTTTTGCGCTTTGCAATCGTGTGCTTCATCGGCTTTTGCAGTTCGCGGGTGTGCTCGCGAATAGCGGCGACTGCCCGATCGATAATCTCTTGCTGCTCAGGCGACACATTCACGACCACTTCACCTTGTCAGCCCAATACGCGGCAGACATCTTGCCCTTCGCGATATTCTTTGCGTGGCGCGCCTTAAAGCTGCGCCGCTTATCCTTCATCGCCTGGCTTTCGCTCTTCTTAGGCTTGCCGGCTGTCTTCGCGCCCTGCTGACCAAAGCGGATGGTCTTAACCTCTTCGCCTTGCTTAGCCACCACAATGTGCGACTTGTTTGGGTGGCCGGGCGTGCGGCGCGGCTTGTTGTAGCCACTAACTTTTGCGCGCTTTAATCTGCTGTCCTTGCTCATTTACTGGGCATATCCTTGAACCGCTTGCAGCTTGGCAGCCTGTCTTATTGCTTCCTTGTCGCGCTCAAGTATCGACTTGATTTCCGCGACATTGATTTGCGCGCCATATCGGGCTTGCAACTCAGCAATCTTGAGCATGGTTTCGGCCTCAAGCTCATCGCGCTTGCGGTCGTCCTCAATGAACATTTTCTCGCGTGCCAGTTGGTTGTCGGCGCGCGTCTTCTCGATTTCGGCTTGCGCTACTATCATCGCCGGGTCAGGCAGCGGCGCTTGTTCCGGCTCAGCAAATGCCTCGGACGGCGGCATCTGCGTATTCATAAATGTGTCGACATCCTTAAAGCCAGACAGCTCGACGATGCGCGCCAGCGTGTTGGCATATTGCTGCGGCGTGACGAGCGGATTATCTAAGCCCATCTGCTGCATGACCATTTCCTGCTTGCTCGACAGCATTGTCAGGAAGCCAACCTTTTCAGCATCGCTAGAGCCGGCGAGGGCGACATTCACAATCAGGTCCTTGTCGGTGTCCCACAGGCGCGGGTCGACTGGCACAAACTCATTGCGCAGCCGGAACACGTCGCCCCTGTCCATGTGTTTAATAGCCAGACGATTTACTAGGCGGAAGAGCGCCTTGAAGCCAGTCTCAGCCAAGTTGCGGGCGGTCACCTCAACGCGGCCCTGCGCATTGCTGATGGTGTTTGTGATTGCTGCCGCCGTCGTGCTTTGCATGCTCTCAGCGTTTAGGCCGACGCTGGCCTTGCTGACGCCGGTGCGGTCTTCGCGCAATTGGTCGAGATAGTCGATAACGGGGAAGGCGGCCTGACCAACAAATGGGACAGTAAACGGCTGCACGGCGCCGGGCTGGCGCATGCGGATAGGCTGGCCGACATCTGTGTTAAGCACGTCGTCCATATTGACTTGCCCCTCGACTACGCCATAGCGCGGAAACACCGAGTGTCCGAGGCTGTCCAGCGTGTCGCGGATGATTTGGCTTTTAGCCAATTGCAGTGGCTTCACATAGTCGGCAATGCAGCCGCCGATTGCGGTGTGCGGCTCCGGGTCGGAGCTAAACATAACAATCGGCAAGTCGTCCCACGCCTCGACATTGACCACATTGTGGGCTGTACCAATTGAGCAAACGCGCAAGCGCTCAGCATAGCCGTCGCCGTCCATGTCATAGCGCAGGAAGTGCTCAACATAATATACGCTTTGGGCGAGCTCGTCGGGGCGGTCATTATAGGTGATATCCTCCAGCGGGTTGCGGCTCAGGCGCTCGCGGTTGCTGTCTGTTGAGAGCTCGTCGCTGATGCCGGCATAGTCGACAACCTCGTCATAGTCATAGCCCATGGCGACAAGCTCATTGACTGTCTTTGTCGATCGGTGGGCAACATAAGACGCCGTCTCCATGTCGCGCGCATTGCGGGAAATCAAAACCTCTTCCGGCGGCAGCGCCTCGATAACGATTTGGTCTTTGCTGCGCGAGCGGCGCACGGTCACGTCAATGCCGACGGTGATGTCTTCCTCGACTGTCTCGCCTGTCTCCGGGTTGACGGCTTGCACGGCCTCGACCCTGTCGACGCGCTCCATAATTTCATTGTCGGCATCCATTTGCAGAGCCATGACCTGCTGCTCGTCGAGGTCGGTGTATTCGTGCGTCGTCACCTCATACTCATCAGCAAAGTACGCCTTCACATATCCGGCCTTGCGGATGAGTGCATCCTTCAAGGCTGCGTGAATAACTTGATAGCCATTATTTTTTTGGATGAGGTGGTTGATGTATTCAGTCTGCTGCTGGGCGACGGGGATGTCTTCGGGGCCGTTAGGCACAAACTCGCAGACGCGGTTATGGCCGAAGAAGATGCGCATGAGTGACGGCATCATAAAATTGACTGCGTCGCGCACGTCGGTGCTTACAAATCGCGAGTGGCCCTCGACAACCTCTTCGGGCATCGTGCCCTTATAGTATTCGGTTGCCTCGGCGCGCTCATGGCCCAAGCTGTCGATGAAGTCTTCGGCGTCATCAAACTCCGATTGTATTACTGCGCTGAGTTCGGTCAGGTCGACCTCCGGCTCGTCAGCCGGGCTGTTGTCGTCATGCATGTCTGTGCCCAATTCGGATTGTTGGTATACCGACAACGATTATACAGTGAAAATCAGCCTTTCTCAATGCGCAATACCGCAATAAAGCATGGGTTTGTGCGGGTTTTACTAGGTAAAAAAAAGACACAAAAGGGCGTATTAGGTGTTGTGAATATCGCAATAGTGCGCTATAAAATAAGGGTCAAAGAGAAAAGGAGAGTTTGATATGAGTAATCCAAAGCAAAAATTTTTCGACGAGTGCATCGAGGACATCAAAGATGAAATTCCTAGCGATTGGGAAGACATCAGTTGGCTTGGTGATGAGTGTCCATCTTACAAGGCTAATGGCCTTCAAATTTGGATTGACCATCCCGATGAAGAGCAACGCAGCACGATTTCCTCTCTGCGTTTTGGCATCAGCCGCATTAACGAGCATGGCGAATTTGTCGAGGAAATTGCCGAAGAGGCGTATTTCAGTGTCGTTTTGGAAATCGTAAATGAGGCAGCGCAATGACCGACAAAAACAAGCCACCAATTGATGAAGCCAGCGACGTTGTGTTCGAGATGATTGACGGCGTCGTGCATATCATCGACCTCGAAAAACACGGCAGCGTCGCCGACTATAAGCGGCGCCGCATCGACCCGCCGCACGGCCTAACCGACGAAGAGGAGTGGGACGCTTATGGATAATACCGCAACACTATTTGACGAGGGCTGGCGCGAGCGCGCGTCGGTATTCGCCAACGACTTGCCTGTCTATTTGTGGCGCTTTCTTACGGGCCAAACATATGTCGCAAGCACTCTGCTCTTTGGCAGCGTCATCGACGGCTGGCAGCACTTTGAAATCCGCGCCGAAACGCGCCGCGACCTCGACGAGGCTGTCGACCGGTGGTGCGAAAAGCACGGCCACAAAAATGGGCGGGTTGACCGGCCGCGCCTTATCAAAGGCCGCTGGGTTTGCCGCACTAAATGCGAAACCGATAAAGGAGAATTTTATGAATATCGCAGCTAGA